GGCTTACAAGGACTGGAGACTATCTGAGTGCGTAAAGCTGGTTAGAGGGGCATCAGCGAAGCAGATTGAGGCCATAGAACACAGTTTCAAAGGGGAAACTCCAGAGCACTTCAGAGCACTCAATGCACTGCAAGAAACTAGGCTTTGTATCAACGAAGAGATGCTTGAAGTAGTCGAATGGTGCTGGGAGACACGGCAGTCATTCGGTAAGTTTCCCAAGCGAGACACACCCGACTTCCCAAGGCTACCCAAAGACCACATGACCATGTGTCAGGAGCTAAAGAAAGCCATTAAGGAAGACCAGCGTGAATGGAGAAACACAGACCGCAGGGTCAAAGGTGCTGAAGCAGTCATGAAGCAGGACTTGCAGATTGCTAATGAACTGGCAGTCCATGATTACTTTACGATACCTTGGGCATGTGACTTCCGAGGCCGCTTCAATATGGTTCCATCGTTTAACTACCATCGTGACGACCATATTAAGTCACTCTTCCAGTTTCAAAGAGGACGTGTCGTCGATGGGCAGAACATTAGATGGCTAAAGATACATATTGCCAACTGTAGTGGCTTTGAGAAAATCGACAAAGCACCACTAGATAGACGTGTAGCTTGGTTTGACAGGAATGAAGGTGTGCTACTAGACATGGCTAAAGACTATAAGTCTAGTCTGGGTCAATGGTCTGGTGCAGACAAACCCTTTCAAATGTTGGCGGCTATCTTTGAGTATGCGAGATACTTAGAGGAAGGCGATGAGTTCGTTGGCTTCATACCGATCTCACTTGATGGGACTAATAGTGGCGTCCAGCATTACTCAATGCTTACTTTAGGTGAAGACGAGGGTAGACTTGTAAACCTAGTACCACAGGCTGAAATGGCTGACCTTTATCAAACAGTAGCTGATAAGGTACAAACGAGGCTCAAGACTGATCTAAGTGACAGTAGTGACTTTAGAAAGAACCCCATCACTAAGGCAGAACTAGCGCGTATTTGGCTAGACTATGGTGTGGATCGTAAGCTGTGTAAAAGACCATCAATGGTATTTGCCTATAGTTCCGTTGCGGCTGGTATGACTGGACAATTCATGGAAGACGTAATGAAACCGCTTCAGCGTGACGTCAGCTACGGGGACATTGAGTTTCATCCGATTGCTAGGACTAACAAAGAGCGTAAGGTTGCGGCTAGATACCTTGCTGAACATTGTTACGACAGCATCGTGGAGACCTTGCCTAAAGCGGCTGAAGCAATGAAGTGGATACAATCGTGCACCAATGTTCTCAGTAAGCAAAACAAGCTGGTCAACTGGACTTCACCTAGTGGCTTTAGGGTCTTCCACAACTACTTAAAGAGGGACAGGGTGGAGACTAAGATATTCCTGTTTGATACTGCGGTGGGCGAGAGGACTAGGTCTAAGGTCTCCTTATCGCTAGATACAGGTAAGGTGGATGTCAGGAAGAACACAGCCAGCGTAGCGGCTAACCTGATACATTCACTTGACGCCTCTGGCATGGCTAAAACCATAGTCAAACTACTAGACTCTGGGGCTACTGAGGACTTCTTTATGATCCATGATTCATTTGCTATCTCAGGAGATGTGGACGACCTCTACTATGGGGTGCGTGAAGCCCACATTGAGATGTATGAGGCCGAAAACCTGTTGCTGAAGTGGCAAGAGGAACTCAGGCAACAGCTGGATCATCCGTTTGACTTTGAGAGGTCTGAAGTAGACCCAATACCACAAATGGGAAACCTAGACTTACAGGGGATAAGGGACAGCCAGTTTTGCTTTAGCTAATACTTTTGTCACCCTTAAGAAGCCCCTAGACCCTATCCCTCCTCCTAAGGACTCTAGGGACTTCTTCTCCCAAACATAAAAGGCCATCTCTAGTCATCTAGGGGTGGCCTTTTTCTATAGAAAGACAAAAGAATGGCTAAGAAACAAAAGATAAACTTCCAGACTCCTACAGGAGTGGCTAAGTACCCCCACCTCTTGAAACCTGACACAGCCTTTGACAGCGAAGGTAAGTATAAGTCAGAACTATTGTTGTCTCCAGAAGACGCAAAGCCCTTAATTAAGATCATTGAGGATGCGGCTAAAGAAGAACATGGGAAGGCTCATTACAGAGTACCCTACATGACTGACGAAGAGACTGGGGAAGTGGCTTTTAAGCTACAGTCCAAATACATGCCAGAGTTTTATGACACAGCTGGTCAAAAAGTACCAACTAATGCTTTACCACAGATTGGTGGTGGCAGTCGTTTAAGACTTAAAGGTTTCCTTAATGTCTACAAAGTCAGTGGTCAGGCTGGGGTGTCTATAACACTACAGGCTGTCCAGATTGTCGAAGCCATCCAAGGTATGAATGGAACAGGCTTTGGTGCAATCGAGGAAGGTGGGTTTACTGTTGACACATCAGCAATCGATGCACCTTTTGCACCTACAGGAAATGCGGACAACTTTGACTTTTAAACACAGATACCGAGGTATCAAGGAAGGCTACAGGTCAGGTCTTGAGGTAACAATAGCAGAAGAACTAAGGCGGCTGAATATTCCGTTTAGTTACGAGACAGAACGTCTATCGTTTCTGATACCCCAGAGATCAGCCAAGTACACACCCGACTTCATTCTCCCGAAGGTCGGTGGTGTCTGGTATTTGGAGACCAAGGGGCGTTGGGTTACAGCAGATCGACAGAAACATGTGTTGATCAAGAAACAGCTACCACAGCTTGACCTACGTTTTCTTTTCCAGAATGCAAACGCGAAACTGTATAAAGGGTCTAAGACTTCTTATGCAGACTTTTGCATCAAGAATGGGTTCGCATGGGCACACAAGCGGATACCAGATGAGTGGATTGAAGAGTGCCATGAGGGCATGAAGCAAGCCAAATAAAGAGAGCAGAGGGCGGTCTTAGGATCGCCCTTTTTCTATTATAAGGGAAGTACAAACATGAGAAACTTTAGAGGCATACGATATGCACAGACACAGCTATTAGAAATATTAACAAGCGGTGAATACAGACAAGGCACTCTGACACAAGAGAGACAAGAGAAACTTGATGCACTCATCGAGTTCTGTGGTGCTTATGAAAAGCACAGGGAAATCCAAGGAATGAACGATCACGATTTTACACATTATTGGAATATGATGGATGGCAGAGACATCTCTACGGACAGCGATGAGTATAATCCAATGAACAGTAGAGGGTTTTTAGTTGCTGGGTGTTTAGATGAATGAACAACAAGAAGAGAGCACTTTTGTGTCTCATGAAGCATGTGACGCCTGTGGGTCATCGGATGCAAACAGCCTCTACTCTGATGGACACAGCTTTTGCTTCAGCTGTCAGAAACGTACACCAGCTGACGGGGAACAGAAGCCCAGCGAAAAGCCAAAGATAGACACCAACTTCCTGACTGGTGATTTCATGGAGTTGAGGTCTCGTAGGCTGACTGAAGAGACATGCCGTAAGTTCGGATACTTTGTTACCAAGAACAGCAAAGGCGAACCAATTCAAGTGGCTAACTACAAGGATGCCAAAGGCACAATCACAGGCCAGAAGATACGAACAAAAGACAAAGACTTCCCGACCATTGGGAAGATCAATGGCCTCTTCGGTATGCACATGTGGACAGCTGGAAGGAAGATCGTGGTTTGCGAGGGCGAACTTGATTCCATGAGCGTATCGCAAATCCAACAGCATAAATTCGCCACAGTGTCTGTGAGAAATGGCGCACAGGGCGCAAAGAAAAACCTTCTGGAAAACATTGATTACCTTAATGGCTTCCAAGAGATAATCTTAATGTTTGATCAGGATGAAGCAGGGCGTAAGGCCGCTACAGAATGTGCTGAAGTTCTGCCAATTGGCAAAGTTAAGATTGCAGTGTTGCCTCACAAGGACGCCAATGAGTGTCTAGTCAAAGGTGAAGCTGGAGCAATCATCAGTGCAATTCATCAGGCCGCTGATTACAGGCCAGATGGCATAGTCCAGATGTCTGACATGCGTGAGACTGTTGCAACACCAGATGCTGAAAGCCCTTACAAGTATCCTTACCCAAGGTTGAACTTCATGACTAAAGGCATGAGGGGCATCACAACTCTTGTCAGTGGTTCTGGGTGTGGGAAGTCAACTCTAGTACGTGAGATCGCATACCATCTGCATATGACAGGCTCTACTGTGGGCATGTTGATGCTAGAAGAAAACACCAAGCGAACCTCGCAGGGTCTAGTAGGTCTCCACATCAATAGGAACATTATTGTTGATCCAGAGGCCGCAACAAAAGATGAAGTAGAAGCTGGCTTTGATGACTTGGTGTCAAATGGTGAAATCTACCTATTTGATCATGTGGGTACGTTTGACTTAGATATAATCTGTAGCCGCATTAGGTACATGAAACATGGCCTTGGTTGTGATGTCGTGTTTTTGGATCACATTTCAATCTTGATCAGTTCGTATTCTGGGTCTGGTGGAGACAACGAGAGAGTCTTAATAGATCACATAATGCACACTCTAACTGCTTTATGTGTCGAGATAGATTTAGCTCTAGTTCTTGTGTCCCACCTTAAGAGGCCAAAGTCAGAACGAGGTCATGAAGGCGGCGACAAAGCCCAGCTGTCACAGCTGAGAGGAAGCCATAGTCTAGCACAGCTGGCTTGGTTCTGCATCGCCTTGAATGTGGATGAGGAAGACCCCACGTCAGGCAAAAGACAACTTACTATCCTCAAAAATAGACACACTGGTTTTCTGGGGCAAGCAGATACGCTTCAGTACAATTCAGAGACAGGCAGACTAACGGCTGTCGATGATAACTTCGGCTTCTAAGCCACCCCCCAACCCCAAACATTAGTAAAGCAAAGGAACACGTATGCGTGGTTTATCAAGCACGTCCAGAGAGGCGTATGCAAACACAGATTTAACAAAGAATACTAGGATGGTC